CACCCTCGCCGCCCGCCGCACCGAGCCCCGCGTGCACTGCTGGGCCCGCCCGCTGCACGGCGGCTACGTCAACGCGGCCGGCACCACCACGGAACGCCTGGCCGAAGTGTTTGCCGCCGAACGCGAGCGCCTGGCCGCCCTGGCCAAGCCCCGCCGCCAGCGCAAACCCCGCGCCGTGACCCCCGACACCAACCCTGCCCAGCTGCGCCTGGTCGGCTGACCCCGCAACCACCAACCACCCCGAGAACCACCATGCAACACGCCACCACCGCCATGCGTACCTATCGCGCCACCGTCATTCCGCCGCACATCGAGGCCGCCGAGCTGGAGCAGCTGGCCGACGCCGGCCTGCTGCCCACCCACAACCTGAGCGCGCCAACCGCCAGCGCGGCCATCAATCTGGCGCACCTGGCCACCGGCCGCCCCGTGCTGCGCGTTGAACGCCTGGAAGCCTGAGCCATGCAAATCGTCTACATCCAAGAAAGCGAAGTCGCTCCAGAACTCATTCGGGCGCTGCGGGAAAAGCACGGCCAGGGGTTCGGCGTCATCATCACCTGCATGGCGCCGCCGCTGCCCGTGCTGATCGAGCAGCACCACGAAGAGCTGGTGCAAGTCCTGGCGCACCTCGAACGCCAGCCCGGCGACGAGGCACTACTGGAGAAGCAACGCGAGCTGTCATCCACCATCGACGCGCTGCAGCGCGCGGCAGACCGCGTGTCGGGCGTGGCGCTGGACCAGCCGGCCGACGGGCGGACCATTGCCATGCGGAGGGCCTTCGATATCCGCTTCGGCCGGGAATCGCGCGATACCAAAGCGGCCCCCATGGAGTACTTGGCCTTGTGGGCTGCCGCCTGGCGCGCGGCCGAGCTGGAGACGATGGCCTACATCGGCGGCGCCATGGTCTGCGACATCGACCTTGAGCCCGCCGACTTGGCCAAACTCAAAGCACAGCTGACCACGGCTGACCGCCGTGGCATTCGCATCGAGCCCATCCCTCACCAGGCGCGTGCCGCCGAGATAAAAGTGCGCTGGCTCCTGAGCGAGATCGTGGACCGACTGCAGCTCGTGAAGGCCTGCTCCTATCGCCCGAACAACGGAGCGATTGCCGCCGAGCTGGAATGGCTGGCTGCGCTGTACGGCGCCGCTCAATCGTGGGGGATGTTCGACCAGCAACCGGCCACGCCCGCCCTGGAATCGCCTGCAGCTCAGTCCGTGGAGCTGCCCAATCCCGACCTCTGGCGCGATGCGGAGGGACTGCGCGGCTACACCATCGATCCCGGTGCCGGCCCCTGGTACACAGCGGACACCGTGCGCGCGCTGCTGGCAACAGCCAAGGGAGCATGACCATGCAAACCACCACCCCCGTGGAAATCCGCCACTTCCATCTGTTCTGCGGCCTCGGCGGCGGCGCGCGTGGCTTCAACCGCGCCAGCCCCCGAGTGGGCAACCTGCAGGCGAAATTCCGCTGCCTGGGCGGCATCGACGTGGACCCGGCCAGCATCCGCGACTTCGGCCGCCTGGCCGGCGTGCCCGGCACCGTGCTGGACCTGTTCGACCGCGAGCAATACCGCACGTTCCACGGCGCCGAGCCGCCAGCGGACTGGCGCGAAGCCACAGCCGCGGATATCCAGCGCGCAGCTGGTGGCGAACGGCCGAACATCGTTTTCCTGTCCGCTCCCTGCAAGGGATTCAGCGGCCTGCTGTCCGAAGGCAAGAGCAAGACCGACAAGTACCAGGCCCTCAACCGCCTGACGCTGCGCGGCGTGTGGCTGATGCTGGAGGCCTGGAGCGATGACCCGCCCGAGCTGGTGATTTTCGAGAACGTGCCGCGCATCGCCACGCGCGGCCGGCACCTGCTGGACCAGATCGTGGCCTTGCTGCGCGCCTACGGCTATGCCGTGGCAGAGACGACGCACGACTGCGGCGAAATCGGTGGCCTGGCGCAGAGCCGCCGCCGCTTCTTGCTGGTGGCCCGCCACGCCGAAAAAGTGCCCTCGTTCCTCTACCAGCCACGCAGCAAGCCGCTGCGCGCCGTGGGCGATGTGCTGGGCCGCATGCCCCTGCCCGGCGACCTGCGCGCCGGCCCCATGCACCGCGTGCCCAGCCTGCAGTGGAAAACGTGGGTACGCCTGGCCTTTGTGCAGGCCGGCAGCGACTGGCGCAGCCTCAACCGCCTGGCCGTCGAGGACGGCACGCTGCGGGACTATCTGATCGTGCCCGAGATGCACGCCGGCATGCTGGGCGTGCAGGACTGGACCCGGCACAGCTCCACCGTGACCGGCAAGGGGCGGCCGAGCTGCGGCAATTTCGCAGTGGCCGACCCGCGCCACCACGGCCCTGCAAAGCACTCCAACGAGTACCGCGTGGTGCGCTGGGACCGTGCCGCCATGGCCGTGACCAGTGCCCACGGCACCGGCCAGGCGGTGGCAGATCCGCGTCGCGATGGCCCCAGCTTCGGCAAGTACGCCGTGACGCCCTACGGCACGCACGCCGGCACCGTCATCAGCGGCAGCACCACCGGCCAGGGCGCGTTTGCTGTGGCCGACCCGCGCAGCGGCATGGACGCCGAGCGCACCGCGTACACCACGGGCGGCCATTACGGCGTGGTGCCGTGGGACAGCCAGGCCGGCGCCGTCAGCGGCGCGGCATGCCACGACAACGGCCGCTGGAGCGTGGCAGATCCGCGCATGCCGGCAGCTGCTGACAAGCTCGTGTGCCGCATCGTGTCCGAGGACGGCACATGGCACCGCCCTTTCACCACCCTGGAGCTGGCGCACCTGCAGAGCCTGGTCGAACCCGACGAGCTGCTGGAACTGGACGGCACCAGCGACCAGGCCAAGCGCGAGCGCATCGGCAATGCCGTGCCCAGCGAGGCCGGCGAAGCCATCGCCCACGTCATGGGCGAAACGCTGCTGCTCGCGTTGAGCGGCGAAACGTTCATCCTCTCGGCGCAGCCGGTATGGGTGCGGCCGATTGCCCTGGGGCTGGCCATGGGGACAACGGCATGAAAAAGCACACAAAGCGCAAGCACTACAACCCCCACAGCGCGCCCATCTGGCGCGGCAGCGCCATGCGTGCAATGGCCCGCGAGCTGCGCGAAAAGTCAGTGGCCATGCTGATGGCCAGCCACGGCAGCGAGCAGCGGGAGCTGCTGGCATACCTGGCCAAGCTGGTGGGCATCGGCGCCGAAGTGGCGGCCCGCCTGCCACCCGAAGCGCGCAACGCGCACGGCCTGCACCACTCCCTGGCCGTGGTGGTGCAGATGGCCTGCGATGGCGACCGCTGGGACTCGGCATGGGCCGCGCAGCTGGCGACAGCTGCGGACCTGTCCGCCGATTTGCTGGTCGAAAACGGCGATATCGCTGCCCAAGTGTTCGACGGCGCGCACCAGCTGGCAGCGTGCATCCTGGCCGGCACCATCCGGGCCGATGCCATCGTCCAACCCGCACAAGAGGAGGTGCCAGCATGAGCCTGGTAACGCAAATGATCGTGGTGGAAAAGTACGGCATGCGGCTGGACTCCAAGCAGCTGGCCGCGCTGCTGAACATCACCCCGGGCGCGCTGCTGAACCGCATCAGTGACGGCGATTTGCCCATCCCCACGTACAAAGACGGCGGCAAGCGGTTTGCGGACTACCGCGACGTGGCCGAGTACATCGACAATTGCCGCTCGCGCGCAGCGCTGTAGGCCAGGTCGAGGGCTCAGCCCTCGGCCTGTGTATCGTCTTCGCTCTTCTTCTTCGCACTGGCCTGGTTCGCCGCACGCACAGCGGCCGGCCCTTCGTGCAACATCTCCGGCCGCAGATTCGTGTACCGCTTGAGGTGCTTCCAATTTTTATGGCCCGTGACCATGGCGACCTCGGGCACCTGAAAGCCCGCCTCGAATAGCTGGCTCGTGCCCTCGTGGCGCATGTCGTGCAGCCGCAGGTTGTCGATGCCCAGGGCCGTGCATGCCTCCTTGAAATACTTGCTCAGGGTCTGAGGGTGCAGCGGGAAAATCCGGCCGTGCTCGTCGTCCCTGGGCTGGGCCTGCAGCAGATCCCACGCCGGCCCCAACAGGGGCACCCATTGGTTATTCCCTTTTTTGCTGCGCGGGTCTTTTCGATCGCGCACCAGCACCAGGCGCTTGGCCTCGTCCACATCGGCCCAGACGATGCGCGTGAACTCGCTGCGCCGCATGGTGGTAAGCGCGGCGAACTGCACAGCATCTGCATACCGCTGGCCGCGCCGCTTCGCCAGCTGCGCCAGGATGTCGGGCAGCTCCGTGCCCTCTGCACGGCGATATCGCACGCCGCCGCCGCCAATGAGTTTCAGGTGCGACAGGAGCGGCCTGGCCTCGTGCACAACGTCGGGCAGCTTCACTTTGAGCATGGGCGCCGCGTACCGCATCACCGTGCCGAGCTTGGACACGTCCATATTGATCGTGTACAGGCCTGCGCCCTCTTCGGAGCGCACCCGGCAGAAACCCACGACATCGTCTACCGATAGGTTTGCCGCATCACTGGTGCCGAGCAGCCGTTTCAGGCAGGCAAGCTGGAAGTACTCGCTTGCTGATTCCGCGATGGGTCGGCCTGACTGCTCGCGCATCTCCACGTAGGTGTCGATGACTCTGGCCACGGTCAATTTTTTGCCCAGCACCGCCTCGGCGCGCGGGGATGAGCCGCCGTCTATCTCGCTCTCGATGCGCCGCGCCCACGCCTCGGCGTGCGCCTTGACGCCAAACGTCTTGCAATATGATGGATACCCTTTGCGGCGCACCAGCGCACGCCAGCGGTTGCCGATCTTGGTGATGCTGGCCACTGTGTCGTCTCTCCTTGATAGTGATACACCGTATCACTGTGTATCACTTGGTCGATGGAACGGAATGATACGGGATGAGGCGCACAGAGGGAGCGGTGCAAAAATTAGGGCTACAATGCCCCCCAACTCTCCGTAGTTCAATGGATAGAACGGGCGCCTCCTAAGCGCCAGATACAGGTTCGATTCCTGTCGGAGGGACCATCAGATGGTTTTTGCATTAATCATTTGCGCGCACTGTAAATGGTCTGGTGACATACCGGGGACATGAACAGTGCAGAAACGACAAGAGCCCCTCGACACCGGATAGGGTGTTGAGGGGCTTTTTTGCATCGCACACCGTCATAGATCGCGATTCGCCCCGCTCCCGTTCGGGGCGATCGTCCAGAGCCAGTCCTATGTACGGAACCGATAGCACAGGCTGACGAGCTGCTGCAGCCTCGGCGCACCCATCAAGCACGCGGACTGAGTCGCTTGCGGTTTGGCATGAATTGGATGGAGCCTTTGCCCGACTGCCGCAGCATGGAGACTCAATGGCCGCAGGACCCTGCACCTGCAGCAAAAACACAACAACTGGGGGACTCTCTCCTACCCCAGCACCCTCTGATGACGCGCCTGGTAACGCGATCTGCTCAGACTTGCTCAGATTCAGAATGTTTCTTTTTGTTCTAATTTGTAGCAAAAGTCTCACTATGAGACCAAGGCCCAAACCTCCGGTCTAAGCAAGTCTTCTTTCCAGCCTCCCCAATCCTCAAGGCGTGCATTGCAAGCTTTCAGGGGTTTTCCTCAAAGGTGTCCACACATGATTCAGCGCCGTTCTTTGCAGCACGTCCTCGCCGCCGCTTCGCTCTCACTCATTGCCTGTGCCGTAAGCGCCGCCGATTACGCCTATATTCCCAATTCAAACAGCAGAACAATTTCGGTCATCAATACCGCGACTGGCGAACTTTCCACCACATTAAGTCCAGCAAGCATGGACGCAACGTTAAATGATTACATCTACACTCTTGCATTGCGACCAGGCGCCAGCAATGAGTCATGGTTCGGGCAATATCTATCAAACAACAAACTAGGCGTCATTGACACGACAAACAACACACTGAAGACAGTAATCAATGGTACTGGAGGCTCTGTAGCCATAACTTTTTCTTTAAATGGCGCAATAGCTTATGTCAGTGACCACTCCGGTCAAAAGCTGCATGTCATTGACGCCACCACAAAACAGATAACGAACAGCCTAAGTACCGGATGCCGGACCATCGCCTCTGCACTAAGCGCTGATGGCGCATCGCTTTACGTACGGTGCGATTCTGGGGTAATCCAAAAACTGGACACAGCAACTAACACGTTGTCCACGTTCCCAAATACCACCACTAATGGTTATGGGTTAGCTTATGACCCCACAGGCAGCGGAAAGCTTTACGCTTCCAGCAATTCAGCCCCAATTGTTTATCTGCTTAACTTATCGGATAATTCGGTTACTCAGATACCAATAACTGGACTTCAAGGAGCCGCTAGTAAAGTCGCAGTACGCAAAAATGGCAGCAAGCTGTATGTCGGAGGAGGAAATAATGTACTCCACATTGTTGACACTGCTAACACCTCAACGCAAACCTCGATCACACTGAACGGTCCAGCATCTACCATTACAGGGCTTGGTATCTCGGCAAACGATGCGGCGTTGTATGCCATTACATCGAATGGCACAGTCCATGTCATTGATGTCGCCACCGATACGGAAACCAAGACGATATCTGCCGCAGCCGGCGCCTATTCTTCCTGGATCTGGGGTGACTTCCTCGGCAATGTCGTCGCCAGTGCCACGCCGGGTGGACCCTCGGTGGCATCGATTGCCCCGCAGGGCACACCATCAGCCAGCGCCACAAGCATCAATTTCGCAGTGACCTTCAGCGAAGCGGTCAACGGAGTGGATGGCACCGATTTCGCGCTGACCACTACAGGCACCGCCACCGGCACGATGGGCACGCCATCCAGTGCCGACAACGGCATCACATGGACTGTACCCGTCACTGCCATCAGCGGCACGGGCAGCCTGCGCCTGGACCTCAACAGCAGCGGCACCGGCATCGAGAGCACCGCAGCAGCCAAGCCCATTGCAGGGGGCTTCGCGACAGGAACCGTGCACAACGTTGATGTACAGGTGCCAGTCGCTGGCGCTTGTGGCACGGCGGCGGGCCAAGCCACGGCACTGGCCCCTGCAGCGGGCCTGTGCAGCGCGGGCACGGCTACGGCGATCTCCAGCGCCAGTGGCAAATACACCTGGCAGTGCCAGGGCTTGAACGGCGGCAGCGCCAACAGCTGCGAAGCCCCCTGGTCCACCGCTGGAGGCAGCAAGGCAATGGTCGCACTGCAGACAGCCAACGGTTGGCAGGTGAGCAACGCCAGCTTCAGCACCACGCCACCCGCGACCGCTCCGCAAGGCGTGACTTTCCCCTCTGGACTGCTCTCGCTGAATCTCAGCAGCGGCAACCTGGGCAGCGATGCAACCGTCACCCTGAAC